CGATGGCACGAGGTGGCAGCCGTTACCGTGAACAGGTACAGGCTCTGTGGAATGTCACAATTAGTGACAAAACAGTACAGATTCCAGAATACCTGGGAGGCGGACGCTATCATGTAAATATGAATCAGATTGTGCAGACATCTGGGCAACAGAGTGAAGCCAATACACCCATCGGTGAAACAGGCGCAATGTCAGTAACGCCAATCAACGAAAGTTCCTTTACAAAATCGTTTGAAGAACATGGATTCGTCATTGGTGTAATGTGCATAAGACACAATCGCACTTACCAGCAGGGACTTGAACGATTCTGGAGTAGAAAAGATAGACTTGACTACTATGTGCCTCAGTTCGCAAATCTAGGCGAACAGCCGGTAAAGAAAAAGGAAATCATGCTAACAGGCGGAGCAAGCGATGAAGAAACATTCGGATATCAAGAAGCCTGGGCTGACTACCGAATGAAGCCAAACCGGGTAAGTGGCTTAATGCGAAGCAATGCAACAGGGACGTTAGATTTCTGGCACTATGCAGACAACTACGAAAAAGTGCCGACACTCTCGCAGGAATGGATGGCGGAAGGTAAAGCCGAAATCGCAAGGACGCTCATCGAACAAAACGAACCGCAGTTCTTCGGGGCAATCCGCGTAGCCAACAAAACCACACGTCGTATGCCGCTGTACAGCGTACCGGGGCTGTATAAACTGTAAGAAAGGAGGAAGCCCGGGAAAAACCCGGGCTATTTTTTAAATGGGAGGCTTAACAGGACTATTAACAGCACTCAACATCGCCGGAAACGTGGCAAACACAGTAGGAACAATAGCAGGAGCAGCAAAAAACATCGGAGGCGCTCTTGGAGGATGGGGTCAAACAGGCAGCAGCCAAAGCAGCGGCGGAAGCACACAGCAAGGCGGTGGACATTCCGAAAGCGGAAGTCAATCAAGCACCAACGTACAACAGGTTGATGAATGGCTGAAACAGGCATATGCATATCAAGGGCAAGAAAGCGCCATGCAAGCCAAGTACAACAGCCAAAGTATGCTAAAACAGATGGGTTACAATACATTACAGTCAATTATGCAAGGCGTATATAACCACATTGAAAACAGCACTGCCATGAACTACAACAGCGCAGAAGCCCTAGCAAACCGTGAATGGCAAGAACACATGTCTAGCACGGCATATCAAAGAGCCGTAGAGGACATGAAAAAAGCAGGCATAAATCCTATCCTTGCATTCGCAAATGGAGGTGCAAGCACACCAGGAGGAAGCGCCGGAACAATCAGCGGAGCAAGCATGGGACTTGCGAGCAGCAGCGCACTAGGAGTAAGCAGAAGTGGAGGATTTGTACCAAACGCATACGAAAGCAGCAGTTGGAGCAAAAGTGACTGGTTCAATGCGGCACAAAGTTGGCAGCAAATGCTCAGCAGTACACAAATGACACCATACGGACTACAGAAAACACTAACCGAAATTGGAAGCGACACCAGCGAAGTCATTGACAAAAACGTACCAAAAAAGAGCGACACAAAAAAGGGCGACCAAAAGAACAACTATCAAGCGCCTCAGAACAAAACAGGGGCATACGGAGAAAAAAGAAGGCCAGGTGATTACTTAAGATGAGTTGTTACAAGCCATTAATAAGGCTGTACAACCCAGATGAAAAAGAAATAAGCGGGCGAGTGTATTCACTTGCCCGCTTTTCTGAAATATGCGGGAAACAGCTTAAATATGAAGATTTGATGTATAATCCAAAAGTAATGCTAATACCATGCGGAAAATGCATCGGATGCAGAATAAGACAAAGGGAGGACTGGACAACACGTATAGAATTAGAAGCAAGAAACTATGCAAAAGAAGAAGTATGGTTTATTACACTAACTTATGATGACGAACACGTACCAGGAATGATACTCAAAACAGGCGAAATCATGCGAAAAGTACAATACGTCTGGAAGCCAAGAGAGAAACGCCCAGAAAGCGTCCAAACGTTGCTGTATCCAGACATTCAAAAATTTTTAAAACGCATCAGAAAGGCTTACAGGGGCAAATTACGCTATTTCGTAGCAGGAGAGTATGGAGAACAAACAGCAAGACCACATTACCATATGATTCTATACGGATGGAAACCAACAGACCTTGAAAACCTGTATAAAATCCATCACAACGGATACTATACCAGCAAATGGCTAGCAGACCTATGGGGGATGGGTCAAATACAGATAGCTCAAGCAGTACCAGAGACATATAGATATGTTGCAGGATACGTCACCAAAAAAATGTACGAGATAGACGGAAAAAAAGCCAACACATACTACGACCTAGGACAGCAAAAACCTTTTGCGTGCATGAGTCTAAAGCCAGGATTGGGAGACGAGTACTATCAAAAACACAAAGAAGAAATTTGGAAGCAGGGTTATATTCAGTGCACCAACGGAAAACAAGCACAGATACCGCGCTATTACGAAAAAAAAATGGAAGCGGAAAACCCGGAAAGACTATGGAGAATAAAGCGCAACCGACAAAAGGCAATAATTGAACAGAACAAACTGAAATATGAAAAAGCAGACTACGCAGAGGACTTAAAGACCAAAGAAAGAGTGATAAAAAAACAGATGAAGAAGAAAGGAACGCTCTAGCGGTGTCACCTAGCCCAGTACCTATCAAGTAAGGTACTGGGCTTTTGTCGCCTAAAGGCTCCATGTATCAGTCTATTCAGTCTATCAAATAATCTATAACGCACATGCGCACACGCGCGATAGCGCGCACGCGCGCACGCGCGATATAATATTAACTTGTTGTAGTAGTAGTAGTAGAGGCTGTGGAAAAGTTGAAAAGTAATAAATTTTAACGATGAAACGAAAATTAAAAGAGAAATACACTGTTGAAAGTTTTGTTGAAAACTTGTTGAAATGTTGAAAGTTCGTCAAAATGACGAAAATCATTGTGCAACATTTTGTGGAAAACCTGTTGAAAGTGTTGAAAGTGTTGAAAACGCGCACAGCGCTAAAAAGGAATGGATTAAGCCGCATTCCGCTGCGCTCCATACGGCAAGGCGCTAAAGCGCCACTCAAAACAAAGGAGCAGGAAAAAAGTTACAAATTATTACAATACTCAAAAAATATTGAAAAAGCTATTGACACAGGGTAGAATAGAATTGAACCTAACGAACATGACCGAGAGAAAGGTTGACAAAAATGATTAAAAGCTACATAATGGACACAGACGCAAACGAAAAAGTAGGGCAGCACTTCAAAGTGCGAGAATTTGCGTGCAAAGATGGTTCGCAAGTCGTATTCATCGATAGCTATTTAGTATCAATCCTGGATATCCTTAGAAACCAAGTCGGAAAACCGGTATACATAAACAGCGGATACAGGACCCCGACAAGGAATAAAGAAGTAGGCGGTGCAAAGTACTCATACCACATGCGAGGAATGGCGGCAGACATTCGGATTGAAGGCATGACCGCAAAAGAAATTGCCAACAAACTGAACAAAATCATTCCGTCTGGCTGCGGCATCATCGTGTACAAAACATGGGTACACATTGACACGCGTACCAAAACCTACAGAAAGGGGGTATAACATGGCACTTATTTCAATTAAGGACGTCAAACAGGCAATTCGTATCATGATGCAGATTCTGGAAAAACTTGACGAAATCTATCATGCACTGCACGATAGCATCAACGAAAAAGAAAAGGAGTAAAAAATGACAAGGACAAGCTGGAATGTCAGAGACAGCACTACAGATGCATTGGAAGAGCTACTCGCTCGAAAATACAAAGAAATTGATAAAGAATACAAAATGTTACGCAAAGTATCCAATATTGAAGATGCGAAGAAACTGCTAAATGAAATATGGCAGATGAAAAGCTTTGCAAACGCAATCGAGATGGAACTAACGAGAAGGGAGTACGAAGATGGCACAACATCGTAAGAAGATGAGCGGCGCAAAAGACCGCCGAATGTTCAACGTAACGGCACGAAAAACCAAAACAATCAACTTGAGCCAAAAGCCAATGCGGGGCGGCATCCGACTGTAAGAGAGGAGAAAGAAAACAATGGAACATCTGTATTATGGCATCTGGGACAACGTAGCAAAATGTTATGCATGGGTAGGTGAAAGCAAAAACAACGAAACGTTCGCACGGATGTGCAACGTGATGCAGAAAGACAAGAGCACGTTCATCGGGCAGTCCCCGAACGATTACGTAGGCTATAAACTGGCAACGTTTGAAGATGAAACCGGCGAATTCCAGAACATGAACGATAAGGCATGGGAGGGTAAAGCGGATGAATAAACGATACGAAGAGGGGCGCGAGCCCTTCTTTTCGAATCCAGGAGAAACAGAGCGAAAACAGTACGTCTGGGCAAAAGACAAAGAAGGCAAAGAATACCTGCAAGAAACCGAAAGTATCGACATTCAAGCAGAGATTGAAAGCTACGCAGATGAATGCGATATCAAAAACATTGTGAGAAAGGCAAGTTTCGACCCGGAATTTATGAAAAGCCTGTCACAAGGCGCTATGGAAGGCACAGAGGTAGACATCACCGAATTTCCGAAGAATATCCACGAATATCATCAGATGGTAGCAACAGCACAAGCTAACGCAATGAAGCTCAGAGAACTGGAAGAACTGAACAAAGAGCAGAAAAAAGAACCAGTAGAAGGGAGTAAAACAGAAGAATGAACAGAAACAACGAACGACACTTTCTGCAAATTCCAGAAATGCACGCAAGCCGAACACGGTTCAACAGAGACCAAACGATTCTAACCACATTCGATAGTGGTAAGCTTATCCCGTTCTTCGTAGATGAAGTACTGCCAGGCGATACCTTCCAAGTGGATACCAGCGCAATCATCCGCATGACCACACCAAAGTATCCGGTGATGGATGATGCATTCATCGACTTCTACTACTTCTATTGTCCGAACCGTATCCTATGGGACAATTTCAAATATTTCATGGGAGAAGTGGAAGATACACCATGGATGCCGACAAAAACGTACAGCGTACCGCAAATCGAAGTAAAAAGCACTGGAGAAAATCCAAGAGAAAAAACAATTCTAGACTACATGGGAGTGCCTACGAAAGTAAAAGGAAACTTCAAAGTAAACGCACTGCCTATCCGGGCATACGTAAAGATTTGGAACGAATACTTCCGAGATCAAAACGTAGGTAACGCGGCAACATCAAAAAATAATGATGGAAATGTCGTGTACACACGCAACAACGGAACAATGGAAAGCATCTTAAAGAATGCATACACCGGAGACGAATGCTTGCCCGTCAACCGTTTCCACGACTACTTCTCAAGCTGCCTTCCCTATGCTCAGCGTGGGCCGGATGTAAGCATACCCATGACCGGCAACGCAGCAGTAAACATTTTCGAAAACCAAGCGCTAACCCAAAAAAAGAGTACAAACGAAGAAATTTACCTAAACAGCCTAGTAACCGGAACAAACAGCGCAGAACCATTTATTGTAAACTGGCCAACAGAAGGAAACAAAAGCTACCCAGCACTGATAAACGGAGCAGCTACAACCAAAGGAACAACAGTAAGGGATGGATTTTTAGGGGTTGACCTAGGCACAGTAACCGCGACCACCATTAACGAACTGCGAAACGCAATCGCGGTACAGCAGTACTATGAAGCGATGGCACGAGGTGGCAGCCGTTACCGTGAACAGGTACAGGCTCTGTGGAATGT